TGCTATGCAATCAGGGACGCCAGTCACCCGATCCGAGGGCTCAGCGGTGGCAGCATCCGAGGCGTTAACGTCAAGGGACAGAGCGCCCGGCGAGAGGTGCCCAACGATCCCACCTCTATGCTGATGATCGACAGCGACACAGGAGGCCCGGTGCAGGCGCTCCAATGGGCGGCAGGCTGTGATCCCGAGCGGTTGCAGATGGCCATCCAATCCTACGAGCACGGTGGACTTATAGCGTCCGGTGTGAGCCCAGCAGACCTACAGCAGTCAGGCGCATCAAGCGGCTACGCTATCAGCCTGAAGCGCGAGTTCATCAGGGAGCGTACCCGCGCCATGGTGCCGCAATTCGAAGACGGAGATCGGCGCGTGTTGGCTCTGGCTGCTTCGCTGAGTAACGCGATGGCGGGCACGTCTCTGCCAGAGGATGGCTATAACCTGCGGTACAGTCAGATCGCGCTGACCACCGAAGAGCGCAAGGCTAGACTCGAAGAGGCGCAGGCGGGGATCGCTCTCGGCACCCGCTCGATCGTCGATGTCATCGTCGCGGAGAATCCCGGCTGGACTCGTGAAGAGGCGGCTTCATATCTTGAGCGAGTTAGACAAGAGCGGGCTTTGTATCCCGCAGCAGGAGGCGCGACCAGTGAGTGATGTACCGATGATCCCAGAGGAACGATTCAAGGCCGAGGTCGAGAAACGCAAGGCCGCAGAGGCTCAGCGCAAGACCCTCACCGAGCAGCTTGCAGAGTTGCAGGCCAGCATCAAAGCCACCACCAAAGAGCGCGATCAATTCGCGGCACAGGTGGAAGGCATCGGAGATCTCCGCGCTGAGCTTGACAAGGCCCGCACCGATCTGACCAACAGCAACAGCACCAGCACCGCACACATCAGCATGCTTGAGGCTGGAGTCACCAAGGGCAGCGTGCGCGACTTCGCGCTATTCCAGCATCAACAGCACGTCAAGGCCGAGGGCGAGAAGGCCCAGGCATGGGGCGAGTGGTGGGAGGCTAACCGCGAGGGAATGATCGCAGACCTCGCACCGGGCCAGGCAGCAGCGCCCGCGCCAGAGGTAGCAGCACAGCCCGCCGCACCAGCGCAGCCGATGGCGAACAACGGAGCACAGCCGACGCCACCAGCGCCGCAGACCTACACGCCTGGACAGTACGCGCAAATGAGCGCAGCAGACTGGAGCGCGCAGAAGGCTGACATCCTTGCAAGCCTAAAGTATTGACACCAGCGCCGCAGGGCGCTTAGCATTGAACCGCTGACTCTAGCCGCCGCCGGGCGCAATCGGGCGATAAGGGAGTCAGCACAAGGGGCCACGCCGCCGCCGGGCAGTTCGGGCGATAAGGGCCGACACAATAACATCAGGCGCGCTGCGTCTAAGATAAGGAACTGCTCACCATGGCAAACGAAATTACCTATACCGGGTCAGGTGCTTCCACGAGACAACAGGAGGTCTACGGCCGCCTCCTGCACGAGCTACTCATGGATCCAACGGATCTCCGGAGCACCGTCACCAACCTGGGCGACATCGGCGGCAGCGGATCCAGCACGCTCACGGTGGGAACCGTGGACTACGATCTTGCTATGGCAGTGCAGTCTGGTGGCGACGAGACGACCGCGAACGACAACACTGCTGTGACGGTTGGCGCCGTTTCGATCTCTGTGGCGCACAATCTGATCTCCTTCGGCATGTCAGATCTGCACAGCGTGACCGGGGCGCCCGGCATGCTTGACTTGCAGGCACTCGCCGCCAAGGGCGCGCAGGCTTACGCTCTGCGATTCACCGATCTGGTTATGGCAACGGCTGACACCATCACCGCGAACGTCGGCACATCCGGCGCCGATATGACAGTCGATGATTTTTTTAGCGCGACCGCACAACTCCAAGGTTCGCTTGCTGTGGGACCGTTCACAGCGGTCTTGGCGCCAGTGCAGGTGACTGACCTACAGGCCAGCCTCCGCAGCGAGGGCGGCGCTATTTCTTTCCTTCCGGCCACCGCCGCCCAACTTGCCATCAAGGGATCGGGTTATCAGGGGCAGTTTATGGGAGTTGACATTTGGCAGAGCGACTCCTGTACTACATCTGGCGGAAATCGTATAGGAGCTATGTGGGGCGAGGGGTGCATCGGGTTCTGCGAAGCCTCCGCTCGCGGCTCGATGCCGGGCGCAATTGCTGCCGGCTCCACTTCTCCGGTGTACGCTGAGTTTGTTCGCACTGGCGACCCCGGTATCAGTCGGGTAATCCACCACGCCTTTATCGGTTGCGGATTATTGGAGACGGCCCGCGGGGTCAACATAACCACAGGCGCCTAAAAATCGGTGAGCGGGTAGTCGGATCGTCCTTCGTCCGACTGCCCGCAAGCCACCACAGAAGGACGGATATTAAATGTCAGCGATCATTGGCCAGCGGGTCACAGAGTCAAGCACCCTTGAATCAGAGAAGCTGCCGCGCTCTGTGCGCTCAAGGCCGCGCTTCTGGTACATCGTGCATCCTCATTGCTGGGCCTTCGATGGCGGCGAGTGGCTGCCGCTGCCGAGCAAGATGAGCCTAGATCCTGGTTGCAACGGCGTGACCGATGGCGGCGGGACTGATCTTGCCGTGGCTCAACTCAACCGCAACGGCTGGCGGGTCGTGCGACCAAACGATCCCCGGCTGGGTGACTTCAGATGGTATGTGCAGGAGGTCCCGAAGCAGGGCCGCGGGCGCGTTTATACCAGCGTCTTTGATGAGGCTTCGGTTGTGGGGTCTCGGGTCTTTTGGGATCACGACGACGAGGGCTGGCGCGACTTCCGGCGACACATCATCACCGCTGGGATCTGCGATCCGATCACGCGGCAGGTCTTCGATCTAGAGGTGGACAAGCAGCGCAGCGCAGTGGATCGGCTGGAAGGTCGAGCGGCCGCCCTGCCTCACAATCAGGTCATCGGCTCTCGGCTGGTGCGCGAGCGTGAGCGACTCGACGCGATGATCGCAGCGCGGCCCGCACACCTTGAGGAAGGCAAGGCGAAGACCTCCCGCCGCCGCAAGGTCAAGGCCAAGCGCGTGCAGGAAGAGGCGAGTCCGTGAGCGGCGAGCACCCCAATGGCCGGGAGGCTGTGGATAGCCTCACGCGCCGCGCGGTGGAGCACGGCGCAGATCCACGCTGGGCCAAAGAGAAGGCCCGCAAGGCGATCCGGGAAATCTATCACGGCGAGAAGTCAGAGAGGCCGAGAGGCCACAGGCAGAACAGATAAACACAACCCGGCCCACAAGGGTCGCTCAATGGAGCGGGTACAATGGCAAAAGGCAGCAAGCATATCAATCAAGGCGTCCAAGTCAGAGACGACGGCGCGGTGTACATTCGGGCGCTAGACGCAGCAACCACCAGCGGCTTTGCCGCAGGTGGCAAGGCTGGTGAGATCGTCTTCTGGCTTGACGAGAACAACGACGACTTCAAGGCAACCGTTGTCTACAGCGACGGCACAACCAGCAAGACCCTCACCGTGGCGTTCGACTAACCCACCACCCCAGGAGGGTTAGATATGATCTATAACGTAGACGCGGCGAGCTTCACCAATCAGGCAGCCAGCGAGAGCGCAGCCACAGCGGTTACTGAGGGCGGCGGCGACGTCATCCCGAAGGGTAGACTGCTGGGACTGCGCGCAACGCTGACGGACAACACCGCAGGCAACGGCGACTCGATAACGATCAAGGTGTACAAGGACAGCACGTTGACGGTGGCTGGCGGCGGCGAGGAGTTGTATAGCGGCGACTTCGGTTTCGGTTCGGACGAGGAGACGCTGAGTGATCTACTCGCTTCGCCTGTGCCGATCTTTGAGCAGCCGTACATCACGATCACGCCCGGCGAGGCCGGGACGGACATGTCGGTCACGCTGTACATTGACGACGGCAGATAGATATGGGCGCGGTCTTCCGCAAGCATCCGAAGCAGGAGCAGCCTGTACCACGCCCGCAGGTGCAGACAGAGCACCCGGCGCAAGGGTTCGATCCTCGACACCTGAGCACGCCTCTGCTGGTCTGGTGTCGGGCTGATGCTGGGGTAGAGAGCAACGGATCGACGGTATCGAAGTGGCGCGACATGGGCGGGCGCGGTCGCGACTTCTCGCAGGCGACAGCATCAGAGCAGCCAGCGCTATCAGAGCGGGGTCTCGGCAAGCGCCAAGAGCTAACCTTTGACGGATCGGATGACGTGCTTGATGGGCCGAGCCTGTACGGCGTGCTCAGCGACGATGCCGAGTGGACGACCGTAGTGGTCTGCCGGGGCTGGACTTGGGGCGGTTCGTCTAGTCACAACTCAGGCCGATCCGTGCTCGGAGCGCCGAGCGGCGGCGGCGGATATTTCAACCAGTCGATCCTCACAGAGGCTGCCGGGGGCCCGGCTGGAGGTTTCTACAATGGCAGCGCGCACAAGACCGCTGTTGCTGCAAGCGCGGGCGACGAGGGAGATCCCTTGATCTGGTCGATGGTCAACGACGGCGGCGATCTGACTGTCCGGGTTAACGGGTCCGCAGGATCGACCGTCAGCGGGGCGGGCCGGTTGCAGTCCGCATCAACGACCCTGGGCCTTGGGCACGGCACAGGCAGCGGATCGTCTACTGCCTTCTGGGACGGCGCGATCTCGGAGGTGTTGATCTTCGATGGCACGCTCAACGCTCAGGACATCGGCATGACGGAAGACTATCTGGCAGACCGATACAGCATCAGGGTGTCGGGCTGATGCGCTGGTTAGTACTAGAGACCGCAGGAGCCGCCAGGGCGCGTGAGGCTGAGCTATCAGCAGCGACGGGCTACCCGCACCCGGCGACAGCAACCGATCGAGTCGTCGAGGCGCTCAGCCACCTTGACGGGCGCGGGGCGGTGCCGGTGCCGGGCGTCGTCTGGTCGTGGTCCCACGGTTGTGAGATCGATCTGTCTATGCTGCTAACAGACGTCGAGCGCGCGGCGCTGTACACGCTGACAGATATGGCCGAGGGCGGCTGGTTCGATACTGTGGAGATCCTCTGATGCCTCAACAGACAGCATATAGCCACAAGCACGCCCTGCCTGATTTCATCGTCCGGAACAGAACGCAGATCATCGAGTGCCCGGTGTACAGCGGCAGCACGCTCACCGCGCCAGCGTCTGGCACTGTGACGATCTACAAGGGCAGCGGCTCGAAGCTGGTAGACGCGCAGGCGGTGACAGTCACGGCGGACATTGCAACCTACACGCTCACCGCCGGGGTGCTGCCTACCACGATCAGCCTTGGCGATGACTGGTTGATCGTCTGGGACCTGACCATCGGCAGTGAAGAGCACTCCTTCCAACGGGCGGCGGCTCTGGTGCGGCGCGAGCTACACCCGGCAGTCACACCCGCCGACCTGAGCGCGATCCATCAAGACGCGAGCAGCCTGCTGGCCTCGGGCCAGACTCTGGCCGACTTCCTCGATCAAGCCTGGGACATGATACAGCGCAGGCTTCTTGCGGTGGGTCGCCGTCCCTATCTGATCCTCTCCGACTTCGCGCTCTTCGATTGTCACCGGCACCTCGCGGCCTATCTGCTCTTCAATGACGCAGCGTCAAGCGTGGGAGATGGCAAGTGGGCCGACATGGCAGAGCATCACCTGGGCCGATATGAGCAGGAGTGGTCGCGGCTCAAGTTGACCTACGACACCGACGAGGACGGGCTAGTCACCGAAGACGAGCAAGGCACAGCCGGGCCGAGCGCTGTCTACCTTGGCGGGCCAGGGCGGGCGTACTGATGAGCGTGGGCGCGCTAGACCGTAGCAGCCTGCGCGCCAACCTAAGCACGTTGCTTGGTGCAGCTTCTGGCGTGTCCGAGTCTGCACACATCGACCTCGAGGCCGGGCCGCAGGGAAGGGCCCACCAATACTGGAGCATTGCCAGCTTGAGCGGCAAGGACTCAGGGAGCCGAGGCAGGCGAGCCACTACGGTTAGCAAACAGTGGTCTGTTCGGCTGACCTACGCGCACCGCATCAACCCGAAGGATCGCGAGACCACCAGAGACGCGGCGCTTGATAACCTCGATGCACTGGAGCGCGCCATCCGCAACAGCAGCAACGCAGCGCGGGCGAGCCTATCGATCACCGACTGGTCAGACAGAGAGCGGCTCAGCGGCTCGCGTGAGTGGCTGGTCTGGGACATCGACCTTGGCATCTTGTCAGCGTTTGATCTGGCGGGCTCATGACACAGATCAAGGCACTGAGCAAAGACCTCCGCGAGACGATCGACGATCTGGAGATCACACCGGAGCGGATGAAGGAGTTGACCAATGCACTGGCCCGCAGTGAGGGACGGTATGATCTCTGGGTGCGCGCTGATGACTTCGGGGAGGTGGTCAATCGTCGCCGCGATCTGCCGTGGCTGGATGACGAGGGAGATCAAACGGAAGGACCTCTGCCGGTTAAAACCGGGCGCTTTGTTGCGGGCTGGAATTGGAAGATCCAAGGCACAAGCGCGGTGGTCTTCAATCAGGTTCCCTATGCTGGGTGGGCGCGCAAGATGGGCGAGCGAGAGGGCCAGGGCTCGCGCAAGGTAGAGCGGTTCCTGCGCGACGACTGGGACAAGGTAGCGGGCGAGATGGAGACAGTGATCGCGGGGTGGTTCCTGTGAGCGCGGTAGACTTCAGCATAGACGCAGGGCAGCGGCTCGGATTCAATGAAGCCAGCCTCACCGCCGACACGATCGGGGAGATCGCCGTGGTGTTGCGTGAGATCGGCAATGAGATCGAGGAGTTTATCTATGGGAATTGGCCCGTCCTGACTGGCAGGTCGCTCAGAGCTTGGCGCGTATTCGCTGATGGGACTGTTCTCGTTGTGCAAAATCCGGTCGAGTACGTCTCGTTTATTAACGGCGGCACATATACCGCCGAGGGCGAGTCAGCCAAGGCTGTTAGGGATGCCGTCGCCGCTGCGTGGTCAAGGGGCCAGGGCGAGATCTCTCAGATACTGGCAGACGCCACGCGCCAGCAGGAGTTGTTCAGAGCGCCTGAGGGGTCATTGCTGGGCGACACGATACGCGCCGCAGCACAACGCCAACTCATGCAGGCTGCCGGGATTTCTGCGCTCCCTGGCGGTTCGGTCTTTACCTCTCTACGTAGTGCCTTTACACTTCAGCGGATCGCACAGCGCGAGCGCGGAAGACAACGACCACGCGGGCGCAACCGCTAATACAGGAGCCTGAAGACCATGACGGAATCGACCATTGTAAAAACCAAGATCGACGGGACGCTCACGCTTGCATCTCAGTCCACCGCAGGCGGCGGCGGCTTCGTCTCTGCTGGCACCGTGGCTTCGGGCGCCTCGTCCTATGTCGTCGCATATGAGGCGGGCGACTTCTCGATGTCCGTCCCGGGTGTGCAGGGCGCTGTAAACAACTTCCTCGACCGAGGCAAGATCACCAGTCCGGCCAGTATTCGCCTGGGCGATCAGGCCCCGATCACCTTCAGCTTCTCGGCCTACTTCCGTCAGATCACAGACTCGGGCGCCGATACCTTGATGGACATCCTCAACCAGGACGGCAACATCAGCGGCAACTGGACCAGCACCAGCAGCACCTCGATCGGGGCTGACGATGCCGAGGTCTGGACCGTTGATCTCAAGCTGCACATCACCAACCCTGGAGACGCTACGGACACTCACTTTGTGGTGCTCAGTCAGTGCGCGCTTAACTACTCGATCGCAGAGGGTGACCCCAACACGATCACCATCAACGGCACCAGCTTTGCGGCGGCTCCTCAGTATGTCGGGTAATAAAGAAGACAAACTGCGCGCCGCCATCGAGGCCGCGCGCAAGGCAAGAAGCAACAAGATCGGAGCGTTGCAGGCTGAGCTTGCAGCGCTGAGGAAGAAGGGCAAGAAGAGTGCGAAAGCTAGCGACACCGCGGACGATTCCTGATAGCCCGATCTACTTCTCGATCGACGTACCCGGCAAGGGTGAGCACTGGTTCCGGTTGCCTCGTCCTTCGATGGTCTACCGGCTGATCTCGCCTATGGTTGAGGCGGGGATCTGGGACATGGGCAACGGGCAGGACATCGACACCGCCAGCGCCATGCTCACAGAGGAAGCCGTGGGCGCCGCTATCGGCGTCTGCTGGCGACACTCGGCCCAGGAGTTGGAAGCCCAACGCAGCCACTACTCACGAGACGCTGAAGGCTTGCTAGACTATGGCGCGGCAGTGCTCGAAGAGTTGTACGAAGAAGGCTACAGCCAAGACGACCTCACGCCGATCATCAGCGCTCTGGGAACCAAGCTCATATCCTCCACGCTACCGAGCCCGCAGGAGGTGGGCGATCGCGTGGGTTTTACTGCACCGGGAGCGGCGTTGGCGACCTGATCGCGCTCGATCTCGGGGTGTCATTATTCAGAGACCCGC